ATGAGTATAGCATATTCCAAAGAAAAAATCAAGAGCAGTACGCAGAATTTTAGATATTTTTTTGACAAAACTTAGATACTTTCAGGAATTATATCCTCGATAAACGCCTCGACTTTCGGCTTCGCCATGCCGTTATATTGTCGGTGGCATTCCCACAAATCAAGAAGCAAGCCGAACGGCATAAGCCAAACCTCATCCTGCGACAGGTGCAAATGCGCCAAGCCGTAATAAAAAAGACGAGTAAACAACTCTTCGTCGCTTACCCGCCCGCCGCGTTTTTTATTTCTTCACTCTCCACATTACGCTTTGTGCCTTTATAGAGGCATTCAGTTATTGCTTCCTTATAGTCGGCAAGGTCTGTGGGAGTGGTTAAAAGCTCTACCTGCTCCGCCGTTAAAAGCGGTTTTTCGTTGCCCTTGTTTTTGAAGTTAAATATTTCTATCGCCTGATTCGCCAGCGTTACTATAAGCCAGATAACCTCGTCAATCGCCTGTTCAAAGTTCTCGCTCTTTATGAGGTTGTCTCCGATGTTATTTAATCCGCCATAGCGTTTGGCTATTTCCTTTGTCGCCCTGGTTGTGAGTATAAGCTCATACTCCTCACCGCCGATATTGATTATCGCACTTCTATCATTTCCATCCATTTATTACTCCTCCGCATATATGGGTTCATAAACCGATTCGTACCATTTACTTATGACGTCAGCATTATTCGCGCCTTCCGTCACCTCCGCCTTCCACGGGTGGTTATTCTTTCCGTCCACCTTATTCCTGCGGAAAATAGTGCCCTCTATTGTGGGAGTCTGGAACGAGATACTATCGCCCTTTGTTGCAAGGTTAGTCGCAGGCACTCCGAAAAGCACACGGTAAAGCCAATAATACTTGTACTTTCCGTTCGCCTTTTTTGCTCGGAAGCCTATCGCCACATATTTAGAGGCATCCTCGCTGCCCGACACAAGCACTCCGTTCTTATCCACTGTTGCGCCCACGAGCGCGGCAGCCGTTTCCTGTCCTATATCGTCAACGCCGAGCGAGAGTGTACCGCTTTTAAACTCCTTTACCGCTTCGGCAAGCCCGTCGTCGGCATATAGCGTTGCCTCGTTCAATTCTACCGTTAGGTCTGCCGAAATTGCCCTCGCAAGCTGCTTGGGAGTACCATAGGTTTCGTTGCCGCTCTCGTCCTCGGTAATGTCCGCATAATAAAGTTTATCCAGTCCTATTGTTGCCATTATAATTCCTCCGTTTTATATTCTTTCGCCACGTCTATGGCATAATGATGATACTCCGTATCTGTTTCATAGCCGATATATCTTCTGTCCTCGATAGTGATTTCGGCTTGAAGCAGTACGGAGCTTATTTTTTCTTTCCATTTTGTATAGTTGTCCTTCGTAAAAAATGATATCCGCACCTGCTGTATTTCCGCTTCGGGAAGGTTATCCGCAAAGACGTCGAACCTGTCCTCGATAGGCACAAGTACGGCATAGGTATCGGGCGCAGTGCTTTTAAACACACCCGTTTCGCACGGAATATTTTCCTTTTCAAGCAAGGTTTTAAGCTCCGAAAGCAAGCTCATAATTTCTTTATCTCCTCCTCAAGCGTTTGCACCATTGTATCTATGCACGCTTTTTTACTCTGCGTTTTGGCAGGCTTTAAAAAGGGTCTTGCGGGCTGATTGTGCTTACCGTATTCAAGAATATTCGCCACCATTGCGTTTGAGCTACCGTCCTTCCTCGGCTCGTCGAAGCCAACCTTTACATTCGGATTCCCCGCGCGGTCGATGCGCATATCGGACAGACCCAAGGACGACAAAAGCTCTCCCGAACTCTCGCCGCTTAAAACTTCCTTGAGGTTCGACCTTGTCTTTTCCAAAACGACCTCGCCGCCAGCCTTTAACACCTTTTCGCTCACCTTATCCATCTGACCATCTAAACGGGACAGTTTTTCAAGAAAATCTTCTGGCATTGTGTATGTACATTTAGCCATTGGAAGTCTCCACTTTCTTTGCGAGTACCTCTAAATACATGCCTCTGCCTTTTATATTCTCGACCGAAAGGATGTCGTAGCGCTTACCGTTGAAGAGAATATACTGCTTTGTTGTCACCTCTACATTCGGTATTTTACGGAAACGAAAAAGCTCCGTAGCCTCAGAAAAAGCCGCTAAATTTACCCAATGCTTGCTTCCGTGCTTGCCATCGGCATACACACGAAAATTAGATAAAACAGCCGTTTCCTTCCGATTAAAGCCCTCGTCGTCTATTACGTTTTTATCCTCGCATAGCTGAGCCTTCCTTGTCATAAGTCCAAGTCCCATAACTCTACACCTTCCATACCCTGTCCAGCCGCAAGAGAAGATTTACCGTTTTCCATGTCTGGTCTGCGGCGTCAGTGTTATCCGCAAAGAAGCCGCCCGTCGAGCCGTCTCTGCTTTCATAGAAATGACTCGCCAGCATTACCACTGCTTGCTTGGTCGTTTCGGACATTTCATGCGTTAAGTAATGATTTTCTTCTAAATGCTGATAACTCTCGGCATAAGAAATAGCGGCGGCAATGAAGTTTAAAATGATTCCGTCATCGTCGGTAAAGTCGATTATTAAGTTTTTCTTGACCCTGTCTAATAGTTCGTTTTGCTCCATTGCCGCCACCTTTTTTAAGTAGAACTTGCAGCAGCCTTTATCTGCAGAATTTTAACGGCTTCGGGTAATACCAGCCTTGCGTCCAAACGCTTTGTTGCGAGGAAGCCTACCTGTCCGTTACCCGCATACAGCTCATTAAGCCGACGGAAGGTAATACCCTCGCGGTCGCCTATCCAATAATACGAAAGGTCGCCGAATGCCACAGCCTTTGCTCCCGCCGATATGCCGGGAATGGAATTTGAGGAATAAACAGGTCTGCCGAGCAGTGTGTCGGGAAGCCCCACCTGAAGCGAGGGCTGCCACAGATATTGTTTATTCTCGTCTTTAAGCTTTCTCACCGTCTGAATTGTAGCGTCGTTTAATAGCCATACGGCGTTTTTACGATAAGGCGTGCGCAAGCTATGATACAGGTCGATAAGCTCGTCTGCCGTTATCGCCGTGGATGCGGTTGTTACCCCGACTTCCCCGCCTTCAGTGGCGTCAAATATGCCGTAGGGTCTATCAGTACCGCTGCCTGCCACAAAGGCGTCCTCCTCCGCGTTTGCTATCTGCCGCGCAAATTCACGGGCAAAGTACGATTCAAGATCGAATGCCGAGTCGTATAACAGCTCCTCCGATACCTTTATAAGGGCGGTGAGCTTATGCGCGCCTATGGACTTTTCCGCAAACTTCTGCGAGGTCTCTGCAATGGCGGCATTTTCATCCGTCCATGATGCAGAACCGTGCGCGGAGACTACGGGTATCTTATGCGCGCCCGAAGCGGTTTTAAATACGTGCGCGAGCTTTCTGATAATAACCGTATCGTTCAATCCGTCGACAAGAGTGCTTTCAAAGGTATCGGGTACAAGATAACCGCCGTCGCCGTCAGTACCCTCCGAGAGTGCGTTCATAACGTCGGGTGTTATTACCTTCCTGCGCATCGCATTCCAGAAATTCTTTTTATATACCTTGCTCGCCTTGCCGACTTTTTCCTCGTCCGCTGATGTTATTGGCTTAACCGTCAAAGGCGCGGAAACGGGTTTGCTTAATTCCGCTTCGATGCTTTCCCTGCGCTCCATACGCTTAATTTCCGTAGTGAGGTCGGAAAGCTCCTTTTCCATTTTGCCGTAAGAGGCGTCGTCCTCTGCCGACAAAATTCCCTTTTTGGTCTGGTGTGTATCGAGGAAAGACTCCATAGCGTTCCAAAGCTTCGCTCTTGCTTCCCTGAGTTCAGTAATAGTTTTCATTGTGTTTGTTCCTCCGTTTTTACATAAATTTTTTTATTTTTCCCAGCTCGTTTCTAAGCTCGGAGATTTTGCGACCTTCTTTTTCGGTTGTAGGTTCAACCTTGTTTTTGAGTTTGTTGATAAGCGCATTGTCCGTCTCCTTGGTAGAAAACAGATATGCCTCCGTCGCCGCCTTATCGCTTTCCAACATGCCGTCGGCGAAGCCAAGCTCTATAGCCTTCTTTGCGTTCATCCATGTTTCGTTTTCCATAAGGTGAGAAAGCGTAGCCCGCGACAAGCCCGTCTTTATCTCGTATGCGTTTATGATGGACTCCTTAACCTCGTCTAAAAGCTCTATAGCCTTTTCCATATCCCGCCTGTCGCCAAATGCCGCCGTGGAAGGATTATGCACCATCATCATTGCCGTCGGCGACATTAATACTTTAGTTCCCGCCATAGCGATAACAGATGCCGCGCTCGCCGCAATGCCGTCTATCTTGACGGTAACCTCGCCCTTATAGTCCATAAGCATAGTATAAATCTGACTCGCCGCAACGCAGTCACCGCCGGGGCTGTTTATCCATACGGTAACCGCACCCGTTCCCGACGTCAGCTCCTCTTTGAACATCTTCGGAGTGATGTCGTCATCGAACCACGACTCCTCCGCGATAGTGCCGTTTAATTCCAGCACCCGCTCAACCGCTCCGTTCGGGGCTGTTTGACTTACCCAATTCCAGAAGCGGTGAGCTTGTGATATGCTTTTTCTAACCTGTACGTTTTCTTCCTGCATTTTCGGAGTAATCACCTCCATTGCCTTGTTCCTCCTGTTTTGTCGTTTCTGCATATGCGCCCGCCATGTTCAGCGGCAGCATATTGCCGTTTATAAGGTACAAATCCCCGCCTTGCTCTGCGGAAATTTTATCCAGATTTTCAAGCTGCCGTATATCGTTCGCGCTCATCCAGCCGTTTTGCCGCGCTATGGCATAGCCGTTCATTCGGCTTTCATAATCGCCGCGCAGTAGCCCTTCCAAATTGAACTTGAAAAAATAATGTTTCTTTTCCTCTGTTGAAAGCAAGCTTCTGGAAAGCGACTGTTCCCACCTCACTATCCACGGGTCGAGCGTGTATTTTACAAATTCCAGGCTCTGCTGCTCTATATTAGAAAAGCTCGACTTCTCAAGGTCTCCCACCATATGCGGAGGCACTCTGAAAATTCGGGCTATTTCGTCTATCTGGAACTTGCGCGTTTCTAAAAATTGTGCCTGCTCTGGCGATATGGAAATAGGTGTGTATTTCATGCCCTCTTCCAAAACCGCCACCTTACCCGAATTGCCGCTACCGCCGAACTGCGACTGCCACGCTTCTCTTACCCTTGACGGGTCTTTGATTGTGCCGGGGTGTTCTAATACTCCGCTCGGAGCTGCGCCATTGGCAAAGAACTTACTGCCAAACTCCTCCGTAGCTATCGCCAAGCCTATCGCATTCTTTGCCATCGCTATGGGAGAGTAGCCGACAAGCCCGTCAAAGCCAAGTCCGGGAATATGCAGTACATCTTTCGGCTCAAGATATACAGTCACGCCTTCCATCGTTTTCGCTTCCGCGTCGGAGCGCGTGTATATATAATAGAGCTTTCCGCTCTCATCTCTGTCCACCTGCATTTTGTTCGGCATCAATGGATAGAGTGCCACCACCTCGCCTTTACCGTTTCGGATAATCTGCGCGTAGGCATTGCCCCACAATAATAGATGCGTCATTAATGTTTCCCGAAAGACGAACGAACTCATTTCGGGGTTCGGTTCGTCATGTAGCAAATGGTAAAGGTTAGTGTCTATCGCCTTTTCCTTACTGCCGTCTGCACGATAACGATAAAAGTGCAACGGTAAGCTGGCGACAGCCTCTGAAAGTATCCTTACGCATGCGTATACCGCCGTCATTTGCATTGCGCTTCGCTCGGTTACGGGTTTCCCCGCCGACGAATTGCCCATGTAAAACATAAAGCTGCTTCCCGCCGTCCTGTCCTGAACAATAGGGGCGTCTCTCGCCTTGCTTTTTCTCTTAAATAATCCCATTCAGTCCTCCTTTTTTGCATCAAAAAAGCACCTACCCATTTTCGAATAGATGCTTCATGTTTTAACTTTTTATACTTGATAGCTATTATTTCTTTTTTTTCTCGGCGCGAGCCGCGCTGATTTCAGCGTTAATCTCGTCGAGAGACATATCTGCCGTACCATTCTTTATCGCATTTGCTCTCATTCGTTCAATCGATTGTCTGGCTTTTTTTATTATCTCGGCATCTTCCAACGCTATTCCGATTATTCTGTCCAATTCGTCAATTAAATACAGCGGAACATTCAGTATTTTTCCGTCATAGGATAAATTGTTGAGGGAAAATCTTATAGCAAGTTTTGTTTCGTCTTTATAAGCTTCCAAGTAATTTTTCAGGCTTGCGCTCGCCACATTTTTGCCTGCTTTTACTTCTATCGGGAATATATCGTTCTCACGTTGAATGACAAAATCCACCTCATAAGGCGTTTCAGCCCAATAATAAGGCTTAACTTCAAACTGTCTTATAAGGCTTTGCAAAACAAAATTTTCCGTTAACGCGCCTTTAAATTCCGTAAACAACCTATTTTCTTCCGCAAAAGCCGAATACGCCAAATGCGAATGACGGCGCAAAAGCCCGACGTCGTTCATATAAATTTTAAACGCCGACAAATCCTCATAAGCCGAAACGGGCAATGCGGGTTTTGTAATTTTTGAAGTTTTAATCACCAAGTCGGCGTTTTTGAGCCAATTCAGCGCATTCTCGTATTCTCTCGCCCGTGCGCCTTCCCTTACAACGCTGTATAAAAACTTCTTGTTCTCTCTTGCGAGCTGCGAAGGCAAGGAATCCCATATAAGGTGAATTTTAGGCACGTCCTCGACGGGCGCGTGTTTACCGAAGTCGCTTTCGTAAGAATCAATAATACTTATCTGCGTTTTATCTACGCCTGCTACGTCCCCGTCCTCCGTCCAGATGGAAACGGGTTCGGGCATACCGCCGACTACAAAGTACATTTTCAGCTTCTCTATAAGCGGAATATGAAATGCGTCGGGAATCCGATCTACACGTTCAATCGAGCGCATATATTCAAGCAGGTTTTTATCGCCGTTAGCAAGCAAAAATTCCTCAAAGGTCATCGGTCCCATATCGAGAAAATCCACCTTGCCAACGGGAAAGCCGTCCGACAAGGTCAGTCCCAAAAGCGAGCCTGCGCACGCCACATAATATTCGGGCGCGTCCTCGCAAAAGTATTTCAGTGCATTTAATGCTTTCGGACAAGCTTGTATCTCGTCAAATATCAAAAGGGAATCCGTCGTAATTTTATGTCCGCTCGCCATTTGAAGATTTTTTATGATGCGTTTAACGTCCTTTGTCGTTTCAAAAAACTGATGATATTCAGGCTGCTTATCAAAATTTATACGAAGAAATCCATCGGGGAAACTTCTGCCGAATTCTTCCAGAACCCACGTTTTTCCCACCTGCCTTGCCCCTCGTATAATCAAAGGCTTCCTGCGCTTGGAAGCTTTCCATTTTTTCAATTTTTCAAGAATAAATCTTTCCATAAATCGCCTCCGTTATTGCCTTTATTATACTCCGTTTAAAGCCATAAGTCAACCGTAATCACATCTTTTTTAATAATTTCGTGATTGCAATCACGCTTTTAGCGATTTTTCGCGCTATATAAACAAAAGCCCACGCGAATCATACACCGACTCCGAAGTCCCGTCATGCCTTAAAGCTCTGTCCAGCGCCATAACCGTAGCCGCCGCGCCGTCTATCTTCTCGGTCGATATGGCTAACCAATCAGCCAGTCGATAAGGTTCAACGCTTTTATCCCGTCATAGGTAAAACCTGTTGCGGGGTCTGACGATAATATAATCTTTTCGTAATTATCCTTTATCTTCTGAAGTGGCGCAAGTTCTCTTCTTCTCGTCTCTTCGTTTTGCATTGATTCGGTAACCTGCACATAAATTTTATCGTCCGTTTTTGTCGCGATAAAATCAATTTCCAGGTTATCCACCTTCCCTATTGCAACATCATAGCCACGTCTCAAAAGCTCAAAATATACAACGTTTTCAAGTGCGTGTCCTCTGTCGCTATCCCTATATCCCAGCAAAAAGTTTCTCATGCCGATATCGACAATATAATATTTGCCGAGCGAGCGTAGATATTCCTTGCCTTTTATATCAAAACGCTTGATATCGTAGAAAAAGTACGACTCCACAAGCGCATTGACATATGCCTGAACCGTATGTGCGCTCGGCGAGGTTTTTCTACTCTTATCTTCCAACAAGCCTGCACTTACAAGCGTGTTGCCGATGGAAGAAACCGAAATACTGCTCCCTATGTTATCTGCAAGGAAAAGAATTATTTTTCGGAGCAGCACAGGGTCGGTGATTCGCTTTTGTCCACGTCTGCTCTCTCGTTCCAAAATATCCCGCATAACTACCGTGGAATATATACCGTCGAGAAGTACGGTAACTTTTTCCTGCTCAAGCCCCACGTCCGCAATGCCGGGCATACCGCCGTAACGCATATAGGCATTAAAAACCTCGCCGATATCGTATTTCTCGCCGTTTTGGTCAACCGCTTGTTTACGTACACCACCAAGCAGGTTTGGTGTTTCTTTGAGAGTAAAACCGTGGAAATAAAGGAACTCGCTAAAAGACAGAGGAAGCATTTTTATTTCAACACACCTGCCCGAAAGATAAGTGGAATATTCCGACGACAACAAATATGCGTTGGAACCCGTAATGTAAATATCACAGTCAAAATCTACCCTGAACGAATTTACAGCGTCCTCCCATCTATCAATGCGCTGCACTTCGTCAAAAAACAAATACATACGCTCATTGGGAAGAACTCTCTCTTTCACATAATTGTAGAAGTCGTCCGAAGTAAAGTCCTTGAATGCGTGCGATTCAAAATTCATCGCAACAATTTGGTTTTCACGAATGCCGCTATCCTTCAAATGTTGCTGCATCAGCTTCAAAAGCGACGATTTACCGCAACGACGAATACCCGTAACAACCTTTACGGGTTCTGTATCCTGAAACGCTATCAGCTTGTTTAAGTACAAATCTCTTCTTTTGAGTTCACGTGAGTTTGCCATATCCCCACCTCCTTGCTGAAATTATAACACATACCTCCTAATAAATCAAGAGTTTTTGCACTGAAATGCAGAAACTTCTTTGTTTTTATAAGTTTTTGCACTTAAAAGCATTTGCCGACCCACGCACAAGAATTTATTGCTTTTAAATAAATAGTAGCCCCCGCGAATCATACACCGACTCCGAAGTCCCGTCATGCCTTAAAGCTCTGTCCAGCGCCATAACCGTAGCCATCGCGCCGTCTATCTTCTCGGTCGATTTGGATTTATCCATCTTTATATTCCCCGCAGGGTCTGTTCGGACACACACGTTATCCATCATCCACCTTAAAACGGGCTGTCCGTTATGGCATATATTCTTTGCAAGTACCAGGTTCATAAGTTCCTTCGTCGCGGGAGACATATCCTTAAACCCCTGCCCGAACGGGATAACGGTAAACCCAAGATTTTCTAAATTTTGAGTCATCTGCACCGCTCCCCACCTGTCAAAGGCTATTTCCTTTATGTTGTACCTCTTACCCAGCTCGTCGATAAAGCTCTCGATATATCCGTAGTGTATAACGTTGCCCTCGGTGGTCTCTATATATCCCTGCCGCGCCCATATATCGTAAGGCACATGGTCCTTGGCTACCCGCCTTTCCATATTTTCCTCTGGTATCCAGAAGTACGGCAAAATATAATAATGCCCGTCCTCTTCCGTAGGTGGGAACACCAGCACAAAAGCCGTTATATCCGTTGACGAGGACAAGTCAAGTCCGCCATAACAAAGCCGCCCTTCCAGGCTCTCGGCGGTAAAGTCCGCCTTGCAGTTATCCCACTTTTCCATAGGCATCCATCTGACGGCTTGTTTCACCCACTGATTTAGCCGAAGCTGACGAAATGTGTTCTCCTCCGCAGGATTCTGTCGCGCCGAATCAAACGCCGCTTTTACCTTATCTAAGCCTACGGTTATACCGAGTGACGGATTGGATTTTTTCCATACCTTCGGATCAGTCCAGTCGTCGTTCTCGTCCGCGCCGTAAATTACGGGATAGAACGTTGAATCAAATTTTCTCCCTTCTAAAATATCCTTTGCCTTCCGGTGTGTTTCGTAGCAGATAGACTGCGTGTCCGTGCCTGCCGTAGTTATCAGGAAATACAGCGGTTGCATTCGTGCGTCGCCGCTGCCCTTAGTCATAACGTCAAAGAGTTTTCTGTTCGGCTGTGTATGTAATTCGTCAAACACCACTCCGTGGATATTAAATCCGTGCTTAGAATATGCCTCTGCCGATAACACCTGATAAAAGCTGTTCGTCGGAAGATAAATAATTCTCTTTGTCGCCGCAAGTATTTTACACCGTTTACTGAGTGCGGGACACATGCGAATCATATCTGCCGCCACCTCAAACACGATGGAAGCCTGCCCTCTATCCGCTGCGCAGCCGTAAACCTCGGCGCGTTCCTCACCGTCGCCGCAACATAGCAATAACGCGACTGCCGCCGCAAGCTCGCTCTTGCCCTGCTTTTTAGGAATTTCTATATATGCCGTGTTGAACTGACGATAGCCGTTCGGCTTTAAAATTCCGAATATGTCCCTCACTATTTGCTCCTGCCAATCTATAAGCTCAAAAGGCTTTCCAGCCCATGTGCCTTTGGTATGGCAGAGACATTCTATAAAGTTCACGGCATAGTCCGCCGCTTCCTTGCTATATGCGGAGGAAGCCGCTTTGAACCTTGTAGGTGTATATTTTTTTAATTTTCTCAAGCCGTCCTCCTTTAAAAAATCTAAAAGAAAAGAGCCGATGTTCTCGACTCTTCTACACTTCTTCTTATTATTGCATTACCGTTAACTCAATAAACTGTTTTACTTTTTCTTGTATTTCTGATTTCGACTGGTTGGCTTATCGGGGATTGTCATTTCAATCCGCCCATCTCTCAACAAGGGCATTAAATATGTTTTTCTAAAATGGTTTACATTTACCAAACCTAAAAACTTCATCATTTCTTGCTTACTACGCGCTTCCACACAAAAGTCTACCAATGCATCACGCTTTTCTTCGCTATCTTGTACGGTAACTTGGGTGGTAACTTGGGTGGTGTCTTGGGTGGTGCCTTGCCCACTCGCCCCTACAGCTGACATAGCCTTTTCCACAAACGCACCGCTTATATGCATAGTCGATTATGAAGCGGATTGTTTTCATTCAGCAGGAGATTACGCAAAAAGAGCTCAAGATACTCCGTCGTTTCATGAATCCCATTTTTTAAATCATTATAATTAGCCCTTACCAAAGAATTGCGGAAATACCACGCATGTTCAGCAAAAGTATCATTTGTTACGTCAAAGCCAAGAGTACGCAAATATTTTATAAAAAATACAGCCGTCGTGCGAGTGTTCCCCTCACAGAAAACGTGAATTTGCCATAATCTGGAGATAAAATATGCAATATGATGAATAGTTTCATTCATCGAAAGATTTCTATACGAAAACTTTCTTTCCTGCGAAAAGTCATATTCAAGTGTAGCTTCCAACTCTGTTGCGCTTCCATATAGAACAGTTGCGCCATTCAACACCCATTCCTTTTTCGTGATGTTATAATCGCGAATTCGCCCGGCGTGGGAATAAATACCTGCAAACAGCTTTCTGTGTATAGAAATATATTCATTAGGGGTGAAACTAAACGCCTGTTCCGATAAGATTGCCGCAATCCGCACAGAAACCTTGTCGGCCTCCTCTGTGCGATCTGTCGCGTCACGCGTCGGATTCTCTTTATAATAGGTCTGTAAAAGCTCATTCGCCTCTTCTATTGTAATTTCGCCTTCTATGTTACGAACAGCGGCGCGATGCAGATATTCTGACGTCTTAAGTCCGTCAACTGCCTGCAAGCCGATAGCCGTATGCCAAGCATAGCTCTTGTCGCGTTTGTCGGGGTCAGACGCTTTTATATACTCTTGGAAAGGATCCTTATCCATGCGAATTGTCCTCGTTATCAATTGAATTAAATCATAATTATTATACCATATTTTTCAGAACAATTCAACTGAAATGCCTTACATAACTGAAAAAAGCCGACGTGCTTGCCGACTTTTTCCTTTTGTTACATTTTACTTGTCCTCAAAATTGGGTATTGTTGCGACGATTTTTTCTATTTCGTCGGCAGCGAGTCCCAAGGCTTCAAGCGCCTCACGCGTTCCGCAGAGCGGGCATATTGCCGTCTGTCCGTCGGCGCGTGAAATAGCAGGGTGTCCTCTGTACTCTTTACCGCACTTCGGACAGACCTTCGTTTCGGTGTTTACCGTTTCCATACCATAACCTCCCGTGTATGTTGTATTGCCTCAAACAAAATGTTCAAGTCGAATTTAAAGTTTCTGTACCCTTCCGCACAGATAGCCGCATAAAGCGAACTCGGCACTCCTATTTCTCGTTCCTCGTGCATGATATATACAAAGCAGTCCCGCTCATAAATCTTTCCCGTCTTGATGCCTTTCACCTTTAAGCGCATTTCTTTTTTGTAGTAAAAGGTCGGGAAACCCTCATACCTATCGAGTGCCTTTTCGTCCGACTTTGACACCTCCCAAATACCTACGGGAACGCTGTATCCTTCAGCCTTTTCTATTGTAAGATACGCCCCCGTCTTACTCCCTTTAAAAAGCAACCGCCAGCCTTCGAGGGTAGCCGTCCCGACCGCCCTCGCGTCCTTGCAACGAATGTGCATCTGAGTCATATTTAAGTTGCTGCCATAAGCTATGTAGTATCGTTTCATTATGCGCTCCTCCCGCCGCGGAAGGCGCAATCGCCCGAAAGACGTTTTGTAAGAACTTCTCTTGCCGTTGCAAACTCCTCGCCGATAAAGCCAAGTCTTAAAAGCCATGTGCGCATCGCGTATTTGGGGTTTTCATGCTGCTGAGGTTTGCTTGACGCGCCTTTGGCTTCCTTTGCCATTTCCGAAAGGGCAAGGCAAAGCTGAATGTAGCTTTTAAGCTGTCCTGCGTGAAGTCCGTTCTGTTTCCCATC